CGTCGCCTAGATAGTGATCAGCCATTGCTACACATTACGTTTGACCACGAGGAAACGCGCGGCCCACTTGCGACGGACCAACTGTGCTACTCGGTAGCTGCTTCGCTGCAGGTCGTTTAGCGTCCTGCTTGTCTATGTCAACGGACTTGCTCTTGTCTGGAGTCAAGTCAAAGGCGTTGCCTTTCAGGCCCGTTGCGTTTTTGAACCTCAGCGCAGCAGCGCCACCCGTGCCGCTGCCGATTCGCACCGTCTTCGGGTTAAACCCCTCCAAATCGACGGTGAACATCATTCCGCGTTCCTGTTTCATCGACGACCGCTTGGTAAAAATGATCTCGTTGATGCCTTCCATGTCGAGAAACGGGTGGTACACCGTAACCGTGTTTCGTTTCGATAGGTTGCGACTTATCAACCGCTCTCGAATCTTCTCATACTCGGCGATCCAATCTTTGCCTTCCTGTCTATTGTCCCGATTAACAGTTTCAAAATTCACTTTACTCGTTATGTCGCGGAACAGTCGCAGACTGATACGTATCGGCGACGAGTCGAGGCCGTGGCTCACGTAGGTGGAGTAGTCGCTGCCCGGCGCTTTGCGCTTCTCAATCTCCAGCTCCGTTGCGGCTTCGATAGGTCGGGCCAGCGGCAGCTGCACACCGAGGATTGTGACGCAATCGAGGATATAGAGGCGCGATGCGCCTGGTAGCGGGAAGCGTTGCAGATCGACGTTAAAACTGCCCATGCGCAAAGGTACGCAGTAGCATAGCTGCTACTCGTCCGCCGCCCGCTCGAAGACCGCCATGACTTCGCGCTCGACAACGCGAGCGATCGCCATGCCCGCCGCTTCAGCGTCGCCGTATCCCGAGCCAACATTTATCGACCCGATCGTCACACTACACCCACGTCCCGCAGAAACAGGCTCAGCCGTCTCGACGCCCTTCTCGGTGCCTTCGACCAGGCCCTTCGCCGCCATTTCGCCGAGGTAGGCCATTGTGCGTGAGGGTGAGTGAATCTGCAGCGGCTCCTTGACGCCTGCTTGTAGACCTTCTGCGCCTGCGTTGCCGATCGTGACCATGCTGTCGCGAAGCTGCGACGCCATCTGCGCCGTCGCTGACGCGCTGATTGCGTTGTAGATGGACTCTTCGGCAGTGCCGCCCTTTGAATAGTCTACGCTGCCACCGCTTGCATAAAACGCAGACTTCGCCTTGCTGAAGTTCTCCATAAACGTGTCAATGGGTATGCCAGCCTGCTCAGCCTTGGCAGTCATAAACTCTTGGGAGATACCGCCAGCCCGCGCCCTAAAGTCGAGCTTATCCTCAACAGCGTGAGATTTTAGTAGATCGCCTGAGTTCTTGATACCGTACCAGACGCCTGCGCCGATCAGCTTAGCGACGTCGAGTAGTGCCGCTTTGATGCCGCCGCCAATGCTGCCGCTGTGCAGCAGCTTGTCGAGCCACTCCCACGCTTGCTTGATGACACCGACGGCTTGCTCACCCAACGTCCCGATCATCTTTATGAAGCTGCCGATGTCGGCATCGCTGATCTTGCCAAGTCCTCCCAACAGCGAGTCGATGATGCTCTGAATCGTGCTGAGAAGTTGCTTGCCGCCCTCACCCTTCATCGCGTCGGAGATCTTGTTCAGAAACGCCTGCAGCGCTTTCATGCCTGGCCACTGGTCGATATTGGTTGACTTCAGCAAGTCGCCGAAAGCGCTCTTGAAGTTACTGATTGAACCAGTCAGCTGGTCCTTACCCATCTTCTTCGCAAACTCACCAATATCCTGCTTACCCTTTTCCGACGCTGCAATGACGGCGTTGAGCAGTGTGTAGGCACCGATCTTGCCTTCGCCCATGACCTCCTTGACCATCTTTATCGTGTCTTCGCGTGTCGCGTCTTTGAGGTCCACCATTTTCGACTTGCCGCCCGCGACACCACCGACTTTGACTTTCTTGAACAGTGGCGCAAGGTCTTGATTCGCAAGCAGCTCGTCAACAATACCTTCAGCACGAAAGCCAGCCACACGCAGCGATTCTAGGTCTTCGCCAGCTGCGAAGCCACGGCCCTTGATTCGAGAAAAGGCAGCGATAACTTTGTCTTGCATGCCCTCGTCGTTGGCGAACTTCGACTGCTGATCAGCGACGAGCTTGTAAAGCTGCTTGGACTCGTCTTTGCTGAAGCCCTGCGTAACAAGGGTCTGGATTCCTTGGATAACCTTGTCGGTGTCAAGAGGTGTTTCAGAGGCCATCTTCTGCGCGTCTGCGAAGATCTCTTCGGCTTCCTTGCGACTGCCGAGCATGTACTCCAGACCAGTCAGTGCGTTCTGACGAAACTGCGCAGCGTCAATCACAGAGGAGACAAGACTTTTGCCTACATCAGTGACAGCACTCGCGATACCACCTACAACATTCAGACCCGCGCCCAGCATTGCAGCAGGAGCACCGACTGCGCGGTCGCCAACACCACGAGCAAAGCCGATCGCCATTTGCTTTGGCGAGACTGCCTCAGAAAAAGCAGACTTCATCCGGCCCCAAGTCGAGTTCTTTGCTGCACGCTCGCGCTCCCTGTTCTGCTTCTCTTCTTCCTTGGCTGCTTTCTTGGCTTCCTTTGCCGCTTTCTCCCGCTCCTTAGCCACTGCTTTTATTGCCTTGGCTTCTGCCTTGGCAGCTTGCTCGGCGGCATTCCCCAGGCCGAGCGCTTCTTTGCGCGAAGCGATCAGCTCTTTTTTATACTTTGCCGTGATCAACGCAGCGTCAACAGTGGATACATTTCCAGCCTTTAAGGCTTTTTGAAAGTCTTTGAAATTGCCGTGACTATCGACGAACAGGTCCGACGCCTTTTTGTCGAGGGCGGAAAGGCTGAGCGCCATCTTCGAGGCGACGAAGCTGATATCGTCTTTTAGAGACGCCGTAAATACTGTACTCATGCCGCAAGGTATCTACCTTGTGTAATGGCCATGTCAGTCAAAGGCGCGGGGCAGCTACGTCGTCTCGCACTCGCAGTGCAGTCGATGCCTCGTCGCGTTCAAAAAGACGCTGCAGAGATAGCGCAGCGTGGCATCGCGGCGCTGATAGACGACCAGTTTGATGCAAAGCGTGACCCCTACGGCGTAGCCTGGAAGCCGCCCAAAACGGGTGAGACGATGCAGAAGACGGGACGTCTACGTCGCGGCTTTAGCGTGGTGATACGCCCTGGCAGCGGGCAGGGGCTAGCGTTGGAGATAAGCAACCGCGAGGAGTATGCACGTTGGCTTCAGAGCGGCACTGAAAAAATGACTGCGCGACGGCTAGTGCCAGGCGCAACGTTGCCGCCCGCGTGGCAGGCTGTGTTGCGGGACGCTTATAAGTCTGCGCTTGAGAAGTGGTTTGCGTCAGCGAGGCAGTAGCAGCAGCTAAACGATTCGCGCACCCATCGCCTGCGCGATGGCCTTTATCGTCGCCTCGGTGTGCTCGGCCTGTCGTCGCGGCATTTCAACCAGGCAGCGCCAAGCGTCTGCAATCATGAGCGAAGCGGCATAGAGACGCGACTGACGCTGCCTCTCAGACTCATCGACTATCGTGGCATCATCACCGACGACGCCTAGTAGTTCTGCGAACACCTCCGACGCAGCGGACCAGCTTTCTCGTCGCTTCTGCAAGACTTCAGGAGCGAGAATCCGGGGCGGCGTCGGAGGGCGAGAGTCGGGGCTTTGCCATATCGCGCGCTCGTAAAGCTCTATGCCCTCTCTTTTACCTCGACGCCCTTCCAACCGAGGAGACCAAGGAAGCTGTTGGGGTAGACAAGCTGATAGCTAACGTAGAAGTCGGCTTCGAGCTGAGCAGGCAGCGGCCACACCAAGCGCTTGCTGAACATATATGCTTGCGTGTCCAGCGGGTCCGCACCTTCGGGGGCGTTGCGTACGTCGTGAACGTACTTGCGCGCGTCTAGGGCGCTCGGCAGGGCTACGATGCAGGCGTGCAGGGCACTAGGGTGCTGCAACACGCGCACGAGCTTGGCGGTGCCTTGCGCTGCGTCTGCGCGGCACTTCCGCAGCTGCTCAACTGCCGACTTGATCATGTCGTCATACTGCTGTTCAGTCATCGGCTGCGTGTCGTTGCCGGTTGGGTCAACGACTACACCGGACCAGCCACCGCAACTGCCGTCGTCTGCGACACTGCCGTCGTCGGCGGCGAGACGATTGTGCCACTGAATAGCGACGCCCAGCGACAACATGGCGTCGCTGGTCTTCTTCTTCGCCGCCCAGTCGCGGGGCAGAGCTGTAGCTTCGGGTGTTGGAGTAGACATTACACCGCCCCCGATCGCTTACCCGAAAGGAAGCGCGGCGACGCCTTGGCGACGGCGCTCTCGCGGGCCGGTACGTTGATAAACTCTGGTGCAGGCGGCTGCTTCTGGAGCTTGCGCTTGGCGATGTTCGCGGGGTTGCGCGTCGCTGGGTTTCTCATGCGTCGCGCCGCAGTCCGCTTCAGCGCAAACGTCGCGAAGCCGCGCAGCTCGACGCGGTGGCCTTGCGACACCTTCTTCTGAATCGTCGCGATCAGGGCATCGACGAAATCGTGCGCCTT